GAAACACCAGATTCATCTTCTATTATTTGATTCATTTCTGACTCTAAGCTTATAGAAAATGCTCCAGCTTGTTCTACTTTGTTTTTAACATCTATAACATTTAAAACATCTCTAACAGCTTTTACATTTTTAATAGCGTCATCAGCAAAATAAAAGTTATTATATCCTTGAGCAGCTTTACCTAATATCCAATCAGCTTTTGCTTCTGGTTTTCCATCAGCTAAACCTACTATGTTATTCATAGGTATGTTTAAACCTATACCTTTTAAAAACGCGTGTATTGCGTAAGCGGCTTCTTGAGGCCTCGCTGTTAATATAAATATATCTTTACTAGTAAACTTATCTTGTCTTCTTGTGGCTAAATCAAATAAAGGTCCTTTTCTACCTTCAATAACCTCGTTAAATTCTCTAAAATTAAATACAGCACCAGCAGCTTCTAGATCTGCAGATTGCAAAGCAAATTCTGTAGCGTTTATTTTAATAACACTACCATCAGGCATGTTAACTATAACTTGACTATTTGTTTGCGCAAGCGTATCATCAAAATCAAAAACACTAATACCTTTTATAGGTGAGTTAGGATCTCTAGCAACATCTAAAGCAGCTTGCATATTTTGAAAAGTTTGCACTTGCTCTTGTATTGTTTGATCTTCTCTTACTACTATAGAAAAACTAGCGTTATCTTTTTTCATTTGCTGCACGGTGTTATATATCTCTACATAACCTTGACCATATACTTTACCATCTCTAATATCTTTTATAGCAAACTGAACTTCACCTTTAGTAAACATATTATAATATCTTTTACTAGGGTGCATACCTATTTCGTAATCAATAGTCATAGTAGATCCAAAATATTTTCCTATTATATTATCCATAGATATAGGTATTATAGCTACAGAGTAATCGTTTAGTAGTGTGTTAATATCTACGTCCTTGTTATTTTTTAAATAAGATTCAGCCATGTAAAAAGCAACAACTCTAGCTGGTATTATATGTTCATACCTATAATCTTTAGGGTTTTTTGAAGGCTTAACAGTACTTATGTATCTGTAAGCTGCAGCCGCTCTCAAAGGTGTCTTCATGTTACCTAACAAACCAGCCACAGTCATAGCTTGGTTTATCTTTGTATATCCTTCTCTTTCAGAGCTCATAAATTCAAACGTATCTTTTAAAAACTGTTGAGCTTCTTTTGCTTTTATTTCACCTAGCTCTATGTTTTCAGTTTCGTTTAAATGGCTTTTTGTGACTTTTTCGTTTACAGTTTTTGGTTTAAATTCTTGACCATTTATAGTTATACCACCTCTTATAGACGTAACATTAAAAGCAGAGTCAATAGAGTTTAACATGTTTATAAAATCTGCTTTGTTATCGTATATCATAGCTCTTTTACCTCTACCCGTGCCGTTTTCAAAAGCAGCTCTATTAGTATAAAGTAATTCTATAGTTTTTCTAGTACCATACTTGCTAGCTAAAAAGTTAACAAGTTCACCACCAATATACTGTCTCTGGTTTTGAACATGTCTCTCATCTCTAAATATAGCTGCCATACCTTCTTTTAAACCAAAATAATTTGATATACTAAGATAATCATCCATTTGGTTATCTACACTATTTATGTATTCTTCTATCGTACCTGGAAACTCTCTATTTGTTTTCTTGTATTGCTCTTGTGCTAAGTTAAAGTTCTTTAGGTTTTTATAAAAATCATTTATAATACCATTGATATAAGTTCCAAAAAATCCTTTACCATAAGCGTCGTTTAAAGCTCTACGAATAGCAGGCTTAGTCATACCAAGCTCATTTATGTTGTTAAAGAAGTTTTCTCTATAAAGATTAAACTGAGAAGATAGATCTGATGGCAAACTTTGTATTGCTATAGAAAAAGCAGAATCAACACCTCTATCAATATCTTTACTGATTTGAGCTAAATAATTATCTGGTAAAATAAAACCTTGTATTTCGTTAACAGTGTTAAATCTATTAGCAACACTTTCATCTTGTATAACTTCCATTGTTGCGTCAAAAGCAAGTTCTTCAGCTAACGCTTCAGATAAAGCATCTTTTCTAGTTCCTCTCGTTGAAGCACCTAGCTTGTCGCTTAAAAAATAATCTACAAATTCTTGTTGGTTAAAAGGTTTTTTATTAAAAATAGCATTACCTTGTGGTGTTTTTTCTCTAAGTTGTTTACCGTCTTTATCTAGTACAGGAACTGCAAATTGTTTAAACCTTTTGTTTAAAGTGCTTTGAGGTAGCGCGTCGTAAATAACTTTAGCGTTACTAGTTACAAAATTAATATAATTACCTCTTGTTCCAATACTCTTTTTTATTGTTTTAAAAAGCTCAGTTCTAAAGTTATCTTGTAGAGATTTTTTAAAAGCTTTTGTGCCAACTTGAGGTAATCTTATACCAAACGTTTTTACTACAGCTTGCTTTATTTTGTTGTAAAGCGTACCGTCTTTTTCTATATTTAGTTTTTTTCTTAAGCTTTCTTTTGTTACTACTTGTTCTTGTACTGTTTCCTCAGCAACAACACCTCTTGCTTCCGTTACATCTATAGTAAACTTTTCTCCTAATACTCTATTAGCAGCTTCTATAGCTCTACTCTTTAAGTATTTATTTATGTAGGCAGCTAAAGGAACTTTTGACTCGGGATTGTAAGCCATCATTAAATCTAAAACACCTCTTCTACCAGTTAATATTTCTTCTATTAAAATATCTTTATTAATATCAAAATCAGGAACGCCAGAGTATTTATTAGCTATTTTTCTAGCCATAGGCTTATATAGGTTTATTATATCCATAGCTCCTTCTATACCCTTACCTTTATATATTTCTTGCACTTGATCAGATAAAACTATAGAAAAACCATTTAGTTCTTCTTCAACACCATCTTCTATTTCTTTACTTTTTCTAGCTGGTAATTTTAAAGTTCCTAACCCGGCAAATTCAGATGTACCATTAAAAGCGTTATACTTTATCATAAAAGATAATAAATCTTCTTCAGTCATCTTATTAAAATCTAGCTCAGTACGATTAGGTAAATAATCTTTAAACTTTTCCGCAAACAGTCTTTTGACTTTTCTTAATGCTCTAACAGCAACTGGATCTAAAGCTACTTGCTCGGCTTCTATATTTCTTAAAGCATCTGACAAACTTGTAAAAAATTCTTGTTGTCCTATTTTTGTATTTAAACCATAGCCTCTTGTTTTATATGCTTTCAACCTTCTTTCAAGTATACTACCTACTCTTTGAAGTGTTGTGTCGTTTGAGTTTTTTAAATTATCTAAAACACCTTTTGACAATGCTTGTAATTCTTTTGTATTAAAATTATCTAAAACAAAATGTAAACCCTCGTGGTGTATAACATTAGAACCAGATAAATCGTTCATGTTATTTATACCGTTGTCAACTCTATCATCAAGAGCAAAAGCTTGATTACCTATTTTAACACCATAAGAATTGCCTTTTAAAAACTGATTCATAGTGTTAGACTGAAGCTCTTTTAACTCTTGTTCTAATGTTGACTTCTGCTCTTTACTTATGTTTTTGTCTTTTAAAGATTTTTTTATACCTGTTATTCTTTTAGACACATAATTTTTTAACTGATCTACGGTTTCAAATATACGCATAGATTTACCACCAAACACGCCATCATTACCGTTTATATATTTAGCAAACAACTTACCTGTTGACTTGTATATACCAGCGGCTCTAAGCTTAGTGTTAGCATCTAACAACTCTTTTATATCTTCGTTTAAGCTGTTCGTTGCTTTTGTTTTATCAATACCAGTAATATCTTTATCGTTTTTAAGATCTTCTTGTTGTTTAAGTAATCTCTCTATTTTTATCTGGTTGTTGTATGCTTGTTTAAGATCTTTACCTTTTAAATATTTGTTTTTAGTATTTTTTAATACGTTTTCGGCTATTTCTAATTCAGCCATTTTTTCATTATATTGATCTAATGTATACGTACCTCTATCTAATAATGTTTTAAGATATTTTTTTCTACTATTAACTAAGTTTCTAACATGACCTTTATCATATTTAGCCATAAAATCAGCAGCTTGATCTTTACCAATAGTATAAGCACCACTTACAGTTTTACCACCACCAACTAAAGTCAGTGTACTTAAAAGAGTTTGTATTGCTGTTTCACTATATCTTCTAACACCTTCCTCATCTTGCAAGTAATAACCAGGTGTTTGACCAGTTGCTTTTGAAACTTGATAATCGCTGTTTACTTCTTGAGCTAATTCTGTAGCAACTTCAGTACCTACACCAATAGCTATATCTTTACCAAAAACTTTCCAGCCTTCTTTAGCAAACTGCGCCCATTTTTTTTGAACAGCAAATCTAGTAAACTGTTTAGGTAAAAACTTAACAGCTTTAGTACCTTTCAAAAAAACTACAAAATTACCAGCAAAATCTAAAGCGGCATTACCAAGTCCAGCTTTTTCTGCGGCAGCAACATCTACTAATCCCATATCTAAAGCTTGTCCCATGAACTTAGCCTTTTCTTCGTTGCTTAGTTTGTAAAAAGCTTCAGCTCTTTTACTATCATTTACTATATCAGGAAAAGCTAATTTACTTGCTTCATACATAGTCATTTCACCGTAAGCACCACTAAACTCTTGTAGATATGTTGAACCACCAAAAGACACAAGACCCAGCGCCATTTGACCTACCTGTGTACCCATCATTTGTTGATATTCGTCAACATCAAAGTCAACATCCCAGTCTTTACCAAAAAACTGCGGAGCTCCTATTAGATTTATAGACTCTTGCATTTCTTGATTATCTAAAAACTCAGCTGTTCTTTCGTTTTTAAGTTCAGCAAGTTTTCTCTTTGCTATAGATATAGCCTCTTCTCTATCGTTAGTTCTTATGTTTATTACACCTGCACTTCTAGGCGCTTGCATTGAAGATGCTAACACATATTCACCATCTTTTGTTTTATATGAATCTACATTTTCTAAAAAATTATTATAATCACTTATTCGAGTTGTAATACTTTTTACTTGCTGATTATTTAAACCCATTGATAACCGCTTCTTCAACTCATATAGTCCTATACCAAAGTCGCTACCTTCTAACCAATCAGGTATTTCTTCAGATCTATTTTCTAGTTGAAGTTTTTCAGATATTGTTTGGTTAAATTTTTCATTTACAACATCTGAATATCTTGTCATTATGTTTTGATACTTCTCGTCTTTTAAAGCAGCGTCTTGTAGTATATTAAACTGAAACTGCTGCATGTCTTTCTCTGCAATCTTTAGTTCAGATGGATCATCTACATTATATTTTTTTACTAATGAAAGTCCATAATCTTTTATTAAAGATTCGTTTGCGTTAAGTATTTTTTGGGAAAAATTATTTAGGTAAGGATCTTGTTCGAGAAGTTTATTGTATAAGTCTTTAGCTTGATCTTTTAACTCATCTGAAGTTAATGATCCTAATCTTCTAGCTACGCCTTTAGATGTGAGTTCGTATTTAGATTCTAGCAAACCATTGTCGTTAACTACATCTTCATTAGTAACATCATCTGAATTTTCTACAGGAGCATATATTTCTTGTTTTTGCCTTGCAATAATAGAGTCAGCTATGTTGTCTATGTTTTTATCGTCGTCTGATGTTAAAGAAACTAAACCTTTTTTCTTCATGCTACCTATGTAGTCTGTAAACTCCATATCGTATTTAACAGCGGCATTTCTTAATTGCTCATCTGTGTAATCTACACCTTCTAGTCTATAACCTTTAGGTGGATCATAATCTAGCTCTTCCTCTTCTTCTTCAGGATTATTAATTTTATCTCTCTTATATTCATCATAAGCAAAACTAGTTGCGCTTAAAAGTCCTTTTACAATAGGCGCGTATTTAGGCCCTAATAGAGCTTGTGCTACAGTTTGAAAAAACGGATCTTTCGAAGCTTTCTGCGCAACATCAGCTGGATTTTTTCTATCAAATTCTGACATGTGTTATTATTTAATCGTTATTTTGGATTTAAGGGGTCTTCTTCTTTTTTAGCTACTTCTTTTGGCCAGTAGCTAGGATCTACGCCCGCATATCTATATAGAACCTGTAGTGTTTTTGGATTGTTTAAATCATAGGCGCCCACGGAGGTACCGCTTTTTCCTATTTCGAGAAGACCTTCTTCAGTCACTCTCATGTTTATATTTGTTGGAAATAAAACTTCCAAAGCTGATACATCTTGTCCAGATATATTAGCCACAGCATCATCAATTAAACCTATATTTCTGTAAGCTTTTCTTTCGGTAGCAGTTGAACCTTTACCTCCTCCACTACCACTACTACTGCTTTTGGATCTAGGTCTGTTTTTAACTCCAAGCTTTGATTGTTTTAACAATATACCCATGTAGTTATCTACAACAACATCTCTAAGCTGAGCAAAAGGTATTTCACCAGAATTAAATCTATTTATTTGCTGTTGAATCATAGGGTCGTTAGCTAAAACAACATCACCAACTAATCCATCATGTAGTATAGACATTAATGTGTTTTTACCACCTTGATCTATAGCTGTTTTTAATTGATTTGATATTTGAAAATATTGAGGGTTTTCTTTACTTAAAGACAAACCTGACTTGTAACCGTTTTGATAAACATCAACACCAAACTTAGTCATAGCGCTAGCTACATCATAATCTTTTATACCATAATCTGGTAGATCGCCCATTTTTATTTCACCATCATCTCCAATAAAAGAAAGATTACCGCTATCATCTATTTTAAGATCATACTCTTCGTTGTATACAGATCTTAATAAATTTATGTTAGCTTGGTTTTCACCATATAAAGAGGTTGTTTGGTTTTCAATATCTTCAATAATTGTTTTTTTATTGTTACCGTATATTTGAAACTGTTTATCTAAGTTTTCAAAACTGTTTTTTATATTATTCATATTAGAAACAGTTCGCATATAATCTTCAGCACCAACAACTAATTCATCTAATATACCAGCGTCTCTAACATATTCAGCTTTTTTATTTGTAAGAAACTGAGATATTTGACCTCTGTACTTATCAGGTATTTGAGTTAGATCCATGTCCTCAGGTAATTGTTTTAAATAATTACTAAGTTGTTGTTCGTATCTAGTTTTTACACTCATGACGGGGTTACCACTACCATTACCTTGGGTTGCTTCTTCGAAGCCAAGATCAAAAGCTGTCTTTGTGTCAACTGACCTAAATGTTGAGTTATAATTTACATTCATAATTTTACTTTATAATTTTTATCCTATCCAAAACCACCAAAGGCTTTTAATCCAGCTGAAGCCATACCCGTAGCTCCTTTTATCATCATTTTATCATTTGCCGCTTTTGAAGCTTGAGCTTTAGCTAAGTCTTGACCAGCAAAATTCATCATAGTTTCGTTCTTACCCATTTCAGCTTCTCTTTGAGCGTAAGCTCCAGCTATTTCTTGTTGGTTTAATTTAGCTTGCTCATTTAAAGTGTTAGACTGTATTTGTTGTTCTTGGCTTCTCATATCTGCGGCAGCAGTGTTAGCATTTTGAGATTGCTGTTGCGACATAGCTTGTGCTAAAGCAGCAATACCAGATCCACCAGCAGACTGGCTAAATTGATCCATTACGTTTGCTTGTTGTTGCATTTGTTGAGATTTTACAAACTCTGATGTTTGTTGATCAACAGTTTGATCTTCAAAAACGTTTTCTTGATCAGCATACATGTTAGAAGTGTCCATATTTTCATATTGCTTTCTTCTCATATCGTATTGACCTTGAGCTCTTTTCAACTCTCTTTTTGCTTTTTTACGACCTGCAAGCCCCATACCTAATTGAACCGCTGGGCCTATAAGTGCAGCCGCGGGTCCTATTTTAAAAGGAGAGGGTTTTTTCATTATTTTTTTCATTTACAAATTCTTTATATTATAATTACACATTATTTACTAGATTCAAATATTTCTGAACCAACTGAATACAACTCAGCTTTTATAGTCGCGTTGTTTGTCATTTCTACCTCAGCATAATATCCTAACAAACTAGCCATATTAGCTCTATTATCTTTACCAAAAAAGAAAAAACTAGTACCTGTAGGTAAAGGTGTTGCGTTTTGAATATCAGCCGTTACAATACCTGTTACGTAATTTATAGCTGTTATAGCTCCAACTTCAATTATACTGTTACTGTGAGGTATTAAAGTACCATCTTGCATTGTGTCAGTACTAGTATTTACATAAAATAGTATATCACCTATCTGTACAGACTCGTTTAGCTCGTTATTAAAATTTACTGTTATACTTGGCATGTTTTATATTTTAAGGATTTTGGCCTAAATCGGCAAAGGTAAAGTCTAATCTCATTTGCAGCTGGTCACCCGAAGCAACAGCTGGCGTAAAGTTTGCTACTGTTAGTGTTCCAGCTACTGTTACAGACTGTAAACTATTATCTCCTAAGTTACTAAAATTAACACTTGAAACAGCAACTGTATATGTTGTATTAGTGTTAGATCTAAATTTAGCGCTACTTCCTACAGCTACAGGCGAAGCAGCTACTGTTACCTCACCTTGTGTGTCGGTTGATAAAGGTAAATCAGGTCTTGATATAGTAATATTTGAGAAATTATAAACAACACTTGTGGAGTTAGCAGTTCTACCAGTTACAACAATTGTTTGACTATCAGGGAATATTAAGTTTGCAAAACCAGAATTTGTAATATCAGCAAACCTAGTTGTTCCTATTAAAAGAACATTGGAATTTCCAGAATTACTACCGCCAGCTACTGTAAAGTCGTCAATATCAAAATTTATACTATGATCAGAACTACCGAATTCATTTGTATAATAAGACGTGCCTGTTATTGTTAATCTTTTATCAGCTTGTCCTAATTGATTGTTAGATATAGCAGCTGTTGTTGTGCCTATGGTTAAACTAGCGTTTCCAGTTTCAGTTAAGTTTGATTCTGTTAATGTTAAAGAATTACCAAGTGTAGTACTAAAATCAAAAGTTTGATCATCTTCTATAATAACAACATAATTAAACAAAGCTTGGCCATCACTACCTCCTGTTTCATGTAAAGGTGTATTAAATATTGGACCTTGAGCTGTGTGGGTTATTGGATTTCCTTGGTAGTCTGTATAAGCTCTAGTGTAAGAAGTAAAAGAACCTCTTGATGTAGATGTTACTGATACTTCAACCTTTTTAAAACCTCTTCTTTGTATTATAAAAGGATTTGATTGACTTGAAGAAAGGTCTATCGTTGTTGGTGATTTTGGAATTATTTCAATATCATAATCATCATCAGCTAGTATTGTTGGAAAATCAAAAGGATGTTGAGCCTGACCGTTTGCTTGAACAGTAATAGTTCCTGTTTCTGCAGAACCTGTTTGAAAAACACCAGTAGTAAAATTAAAGAACTGATTAGCATTGTTTTTAAGTTGAAGTCTAAAAGTAGCACCAGGATCTCCAATTACAGTTATTGATCTTCTTGTAAAACTTAATGGCGTTACATCTACATTAGCAATATATGCTGTTATTTTATTAGAAGCAGATGGTAAATCTTCTGCTCTTGCATTTATAGCTATAACATCACCTGATACGTTTTCAGCTGGTATGGTAGCATCTACGTTTACAACCATAGATGTAAATGATGTTCCAGTGCCGTTAGGTGTTTTAGTTACAATGTAATTAGCAACGTCACCAGTAGTTACAGTTACTGTAGGCTCTTCAATAAAATAATGACCGTTAGTTGCGGCTAGTGTTATTTGAAATAAATCTTTAACTTGTCCTGTGGATCCACTTGCTGTATAAGTTGAGGCTGACACAGCTGTAACATCACTGACGGTTACACTGTACGAGCCAGCTATTGTTTTAGGAATATCCTGCTCTCTAAGAGCTCTACCATCAATATCGATTGTAACTGTATGATCACTTGTTCCTGGGTTAAATGTATCTTTTAAATCAACAGTAACTAAAACTAAGTTGTCAGCGGCATAAGCGGTGCCTGCGTCAGCAATTGTTATGCTATTTATAGAAGTTGGTAAAGTGCCAGTGTTGTTTGTAAAATCAACCGCAGCAACTCTAAAACCTTGATCAGGTCTTATCGTTAAAACTTGATTAGCAACGCTATTACCTAGTTGAGTTGATGGATCAACTTGAACTGAACTTGAATTTATAGTACAATTATTTAATGCCATTAGTCGTTGTTTTCGTTTATTGTTATAGTTACTTTATTAGTGTAATCATTACTAGCTGTTACGGTTCCACCACCTAAACCTTGAACACTGAACTCACTTGTGTCTATATTTTCAGCTGTGGTTTGTGTTCCTTGTATATATTCAAACCATTTTCCTTCTTTTTCTTTGAAACTAACCACGTTACCTTCTTGTTTGTCTGAAGTTATAGTATTACTCCACCAACCAGCTCTTGCGACTCTATTTTCAAAAACATTATCTGAATCACTTCCTGAGTCTATAAATATTCTAGAATCAGAACCTTCATAGTTAAGAGTTTTAAATTGCTTAACGGAACCAGAAACTTCGTTAAATATAAATTTAATACTAGAGTTATATTGAACACCATAAAAATTGTTTCTAATTTCATTATCGTGTACCCAAGGTTCTCCAAATTTAAATGAATAATATAAATTATTTAAGCTTACACCTGCTTCTTGTAAAAAGCTTTTTCTACTTGACCAAGCATTTGTTGTTTCTTTAAAACTAGCGGTATCAAAATTTAAAGTTAAATTATAAGATTTTTTATTTGTATCATAACTTCCTATAGCTGTAGTCGCAATAGCTAAGTTATCTTTAAAATAATCAGACATACCATATCTTGATATAGGTTCTAATCCATCAGCAGATAATCTTAAAACAACTCCTCTTGCTTTGTCTGTAAAATAAGCTCTATATCCGTATTGAGCATAAGATTCAGGGTTTTTACTAATTCCAAACTCACCAGAATAAGGAGTAGCTGTACCTAATACGTTAGAAGAAACTGTTACTTGCTTGCTTCCATCAGCTGTAAATAATATATCTTTGTTAGTAGGTAGTTTAAAACATTTATCTTCACACAATACATCTAAGCCACCGTGTCTATGTCTCATTAACTGTATTGAACCATATACTGGGTTTAATGATTTAGTTATCTGATCAGCTTGTATAAATTGATTTGTGTTGTTAGTACCACTTATAGAGTTATATAATCCAGAGAATATAACTTGATTTGTTTTTCTCTCTTCAGCATATGGTGTATCTAAAACAGTATTAGCTTTTATACCTTTAGGTATTGTAGGAGCGTTAAAATCATCTCTAATTCTATTTGACTCAACCCCATTACCAAAACTAAAACAATTTGAATAATTAAGTGTTACTTGACTACCATGTGTACTTTTATTGTAGGCTTGACTAGCTTCATAGAATAAATTTAAATCAACAACTTCTTTTGGTTCAGTTTCAAATATAGCTGGATTATTACTAGTGAAACCATCACCATCCATATAAGGATCTAAAAACTCTATAGAAGTTGCTGTTGCTTTTGAATTATGGTTATTATCACCTGGAACCCAAAGTAGCTGCTTGTCTAATTCTAAACTAAAACCTATAAGTCTTTCACTACCATACTTACCGGCATACATTCTTCTTCCTCTATTATAAGGAACATAATAATTTCTTCTATATGCTTTTATAGTATAAACTGTTTGATCTGGATCATCTGCAAACCTAAACTTTGAGTTTTTCATCTCCATCAGTGAAATAGCTTTTTTAAACTGAGGTCTATAGTCTCTCTCAAAGTTATTCCAGTGACCCCATCTAGCGCTTCTATCTTTACCTCCCCACCAATGGTAAGCTATTTCTATAAAGTTATTACCTGCTACAGCGCCTAAACCACCAGCTTGTCTAGCGGCGTTAGCTGTAGCGTGCCTACCTTTGTACTTACCACCACCTGTTAAAGAGGTATCGTATGTACCACCACCATCTCTATATCTGTACATTACTCCCCAGTCAGCTATATGCCACTCAGCTGATCTTGCGCTTATACCTTGTGAGTGAGGATAACTTCCCTTGTTAGAATCTTGCCACCATGATTTACTAGAGTTTTGATTAGTTCTCATATCATAAGTAGGTAGTGTTGATGCTATTTTGTAGTCGTCAGGATTCTCGTTTCTCAATATAGCCTGTTCTAATACTCCGTCTCTTTCTATTTTAGTAAAAAATCTACCAGAAAATTCTGGTTTTACTTTCATTTGTTTTTGAGCTATCTCCATTGATATAGAGTCGTTAGCAGCGTCAAACTCTGTAGCATCACTATGTCTTGTAAACCTTATATCGTCTTCTTCAAACCTTTCTTCTATTTCAACTCTGTAAAACCTGTTGTTTGAAGTTCCATCATCAAAATATTGTATATTTGCAATATTATAATATTTAGAAACACCTCCATTACCTAAAAATCTAAGAACTAAATCAGATAGTGAATGAACAGGTACTTGAAACATGTTACCATGCCTATTACTTGGGTCTGCGCCACCGAAAACTTTTTCCCACTTAACTCTATTTACGTTAACATGACCACCGTCATCTTTTGGAAAACCATCTAAATCTCTAAATATATTTTCACCTGTAGTATCTGTGTTAACAGCTGATAAAATACCTTTAGAAACTTTATCTTCTTTTAAAAATATAGGAGCTTCGTTTTCTATAGCTATAATTTTATATCTAGCTTCATCTTCGACAAATAAATCATCATCGTGTGTTTTCTTTAATATTAAAAAAGTTTCTTCTGTTAATTTATTTCTTTCAGCAGAAGGAAAGCTAATCCAAACGTTACCATCTTCAGCTTGATACCATCTATCCATTGCTACGTTATAATACTCGTCAGATGATTCTTTTACAAAATATTTATACGATTCAGCCCAATAAGGTATTGGACTAATTATACTAACCTGTATAACATTGTGTTGTATTGATGCTTCTTTTCCTAACGTAACAGAACCTGTCGGATCTGTAAATACAGGTGTTTCTCTTCCATATTTATCTCTATAAACAACACCTATTTGGTATGTTCTAATAGATTTTAATGACCTTTGAGGCTCTCTTATTTGAACAGGTATGTTTGTATTTTGAGTTATATTAACATTAAACTTGACACTTATATCATTATTAGAAGCGTCTTTAATATCAAAGTTTTCTAGATAATTACCATACATTATTCTATTAGCTGACATAGCTTGAGCTTTTGCTAATCTAGGCACGTTATCATATGGTCTTAGAGATTGTATTGCTGGTAAAACTTTAAATATAACATCTGATGTTATTTCAATTTCACCGTTGGTTCCAGCTGTATATTCTGGATCAGATTTTTTAATGCTTTGAACTATATATAGATTGTTGTTAGAACTTTCTTTATATATTATGTCTATTTCTTTTACTCCAAAAGGAGCGCTAGCTGTAAAACCTCCTATTTTTAATGACCTTAGAGTGTTAACCATACCTTTATTATAACCTTTTTTAGGATCGTAATCAAAATCACTTGGTAAAAAAGCAACCTGTGTATAAGGACCTATTGCTGAATATTCATTATCATCGTATTTATATCTATAAGCAAATTGAGGAAACTTAAATTCAAATACAGCTTTTTTCTGAACTAAAACTGCAGACCAGTTTTGAAGATCATCAGCTATATCCTCAGGCATAACATCTATATTTATTTTAAATGTAGAAGTCTGTGTTGGAAAAACCTCAACTATACTTATTATTATTTCTTCATCTTCCTCTTCTTCTTCAGCGTCTAAAACTTTAATTTTAATTTTGTCTCCAACTATAAAATTAGCTGCAGATGTAAAAGTAAAATTGCTATTACCGGTAGGATATGGACCTGTTGGTAGAGGTTCACCATTAGCATCTGTAAAGCTAGTCTGCATTAATGTAGTTTCTATTATACCACTTCTTAATGAGTTAGACATCACTATGCTAGGCTCTGTAGTTGGAGCTTTTTTAATCATTGTTATTTGATCTTCTGTAAAAGACGAGCCGTTTATTTGAGTATGTTGAAAAGACGCGTTTGATGCGTTGTAACCTCTCCAGGTTTTTATGTTTATTTTTTTAGGCTCTGTTCTATTGTCAGACCAAAACAACAAGTCATCTATTATGTTTATACCTGTTATTTTAAAATTTATATTAAAATCTAGAACACCAAGAGCATCTACTAAAATAGGGTGATAATCGTTTAAAATTTGATCATACTCTATTATAACAGACTTGCTATCACTAGCAACAAACCAGTATATTTTTTCGTTTTTAGTATCAGTAAAAACTCCAACAGTCTGAGGATTATTGCCTAATAAACCTTTTTGTCCTTGTAAGCTGTCACCATAAGGTAATCTGTTACCAAGAACATTTTGCACAGCACCAACATCTGAACCTTCAGAGCTTGATACTTGTATGTTTAAAGCATCTCTATATTGACCATTAGGAACTAATCTTTCGTCGAGGTCCTTGTTCATAGCACCTCCACCAAATTGTCTCTTTAATTCTGGCATATTAGTGTTTTATAATTTTTGATTTGTTTTTCATTATTAGGTTAATCTCTTCTATTTTAAGATTAGATAATCTTAACTTAGCTTGTCTTATAGCTGCAAATCTTTCTTTTTTATATCTAGCTATAACAAATTCTGGAGTTCCAGCTCTTGAAGATAATATACCGTGAGCCGCCCATTTATATACTGCCTCTTCAGCAAACTTATGAATCCTTAACTCTTCTTCAGTACCTAAGTTATCACTTATGTATTTTAAAGTTACAGTCTTACCGTTTATACCTGAGCTAAAATATATAAAACCTCTACTGTTATCTATAAAGTAAAGACCGTTAAATTGAGAGTTTTCAGGTGTTAAACCAAATCTTCTACCTTCAGCTAAAGTAGCGTCAACATCTGGGCCACTAACAGTTTCAACAGTGTTTGTAGGTTGGTCAGCGTTTTGAAAATCTATCCAAGTGTTTGAGTCTACAGCTTCTAATAGTGTTTCGTCTTCATTAAATATATAATCAAAAGCATTATCTTGTAGTAAAGCTTTTGGGTTACTTGTTTTTCTTGCTGGATATAGTATTCTTTCAATACCAGCATTATCTTTCCAAGATAACTGAACATAGTTTACATAATCATGAGGTAGCCTCATTTTTAAAGATGGTGGTATTTCTATTTCTTGTGATTTTTCAGATCTTAAAGTATCATAGCTTAATTCCGCTATAGCTCTTTGAATATGAAAAGATATTTCAGGTACTTTAACTTTTCTTATTATCTTGTCTTCACCTACATAGTTAACTTGAAAGTTAGCTATTAAATCATTTATAGCTACATATTGATAGTTACCAAGTTGTTCACTGGGTGTTATCTGTCTAACTAAAACAGAAGTACCAGATGCTAAAGCGGGGTTCATTGTAATAACACCACTACTAGCGTTGTAAGAGTATAAATTTGAATTTATCTCACTACCGTTTATGAAAACATCAAAATCAGCCTCTAACGTTGGTAGAGGGCTAAAAGTTAAAGCAGGTAAAGCTGCATTACCATTACTAACTAAAGTCTGACTATTATCGTAATACTGTCTTTGTGTTCCTTGAAATAATGGCATATCTTATTGTTTTTCTGATTTTATATTTATTAATTCTTCACCAGCTAAAGATTGATAAAGTGCAGGATCTTTAATTACTATACCAGATAAAGCACATATCTTAAAAACTAAATCTGTTTCTTCTGACTGATGTAATTCAAAATGTGTAGTGTAAGAAGCTGCTGGATTGTACAAAGGTTTGTCTTGAACCATAGTGTAACCCCATCTAACAGTTGTTGGTCTAGCTACGTAGTTGCAGTAAACTTCTGAAGTTATAGCCTCAGGATAAACCTGTATTCTTCGTTCTCTGTTTGTTTGATTGTCCCCAGCTACTGAATACCTAACATATATAGGTCTAGTTAGTGTTGGTTCTGTTAAAGGTGAGCTTAGATATATGTGATGTTCGTTTTGTTCAACGTTTTCAATTTCATAATATCTATTAAGTTTTTTATGATATAAAGCGCCCATACGGTAATAATCAGGTAATACACCTACTCCGCTACCACTGCTCATATCTACTGTCACTCTGTATTTTTCAAAGTGATCTATTTTTTCTTGTAAAATATCTACAGTATCTGCATATATAGTTTCATTTATGCTGTCTGTTCTATGATATTGATTTAAATCATAGAAGTATTGCTCAAATATATCCATCTGAGCTTGATTAGCAAGTATATTAAACTCCTGTGGAGTTATATATCCTCTTTGCTCTTTATTAGCAATGGTTAATACTCTTTGATATACTGTATTTATATTGACCATATTTTTTTTGTTTTATAGTAGTAGTCACCCATATAGAGTGACTACCCTATAAAGTGATTATTAATTTAATCTTTTTTCAATTGTTTGAAAAGCAGCCATACCTTCATCAGTTTTAAACCAAGCGGCTAGTGCTGAATAAGGATGCTCTTCATGTGGTACTTCAAATAGTTTTCTACCATTTGATTTCCATTTAAATGTTCTTTGATCTTGTGTAAGTTCTAATATACCAGCTTCAGTAGCTTTAATACCTATGTTTCTCAACATAATGTTATCATCTTGAACCAAGTCTAAAAACATTTTAGGACTTCTTTGAGCCATAATAATAAGATCTCTTCTTATTTCTTTAGTGGTCATTTTACTAACCTCACTACCAATTTCAACTCTTAATATAGCTTCAGCTTGCTCTATTTCCATATCTTTAGCATATTTCATAGATTCTACTTGAAACTCTAAGAAATCTAACTGATCTTCAGCTATTTCAACTTTATCGTGTTCTTTGAATAACTTACCGTTTAATGGGTGTTTTTCTAAAAACTTTATTAAGTTTTGTTGTCTACCTTCTACGTGCATTTTACCGTTTCTAAAAGCAATATGTCCTAAAGTTGCAGGACCAACTTGTTCATCAACAAATGGTGACTTTTGGTTTGTAGCATATCTTAATTCTCTATTGTAACCTTTTTCAGGGTCAAACCACATTAAAGGGTTTTTTCTAGTATGTCTTGATGGTATTTTATTTAATATTGGTTGATACCTACCAATTAACTCATACAATTTATCTTTGTATTCCATAATATAATATAATTAAAAAGTTTAAAAAAATAAGGTATTGGGCGCCGAAGCGCCCTTACCTTAATAGTTATTAGCAATTAGCTCTTAAATAATACGAAGTTGTTTGCTGCTTGAACGCATAAACATCTTTCAGATAAGAAGTTAACTACCATCTCATCAGCATCAGAAGTGTAGTTTCCACCAACAGATCCAGTGATCCATGATTTCATTTTTCTATCATCAGCTTCAGAAGCTCTATATCTAACATGTAAGAATGGTCTAGAGATATTTTTACCCATAGATTGATCATACACAGTAGATGTACCAGCTGGTACTAAAAGACCTTGAATATCAGTCAAGTTTCCTCTAGTAGTTGAATCATTTAAGTATTTCCAGTCAGATTTGTAGAAGTCATAAGAACCTCTTCTGAAACCAGAGAAACCTAAATTTAACGCCATATCTTCTGCGTTGTTGAATACTCCATAAGAAGCACCACCAGCAACGTGTGAATTTACAGACGCTAACATGTTATCAATTTCTAGAGCAGTGTTTCTATCTAAGAACATCATGTTCTCTTCAATAGCACCTTGCTTGTCTAATTCTTGAAGAATAGTATCAAATTCTGAAAGACCAGAGTTTGCAACGTATGAACCAGCAGAACCAGCACCGCCATCAGCAGCAGCATAGTTAAGTTGTACGTCAAAATCAGTTCCAGTAAATACTAAACCTCTTGATTCAACAGCCGCAAAAAGACCTTCAGTACCTTGAACACCAGTAATTGCAGAACCAGCAGCTACCTGCTCAGCTTCTAACATAGACATTTCTAGGTAGTCTTCAAATCTTAATCTAGCTTCGTGTTCAGACTTCATGTACCATAAGTAACCAGAAGCTCCGTTTTCAGTTGTAACTTCAACCCAACCGATCTGTGCAGTGTCAGAACCATTAACTTGGTATCTGTCTCTTAAGATGATTGGTCTGTTGCTAAACTGAGTAAACCCAGCGTCGATGCTACCAACGATTCCTGAAGAACCTTTTGGATATTCATTACCATAAACGAATACTTTGATGTCATCAAGATTAGCAAACAAAGCGCCATCAGCTAAATCATTAGTTGAATAAGGTAAAACTGTAGCTCCTGTATTTGTAATAGCAGATACTCTACATTTTATTGTATTACCTAATCTAGCTGATTCATTGTTTACAATGATAACTGTATCAAATTGTTGTACTAAGTGGCCAGCAGGTAATGTAATTGTATTATCAGCAGCTACTGCAACTTGTACAGAGTTAGCTCCAGATTCTAACGAATCATAAGCGACGTGTAATCTTCCTTGTTCAGACCAAATAACTTGATCAGAAGCAAGAGGCATTTCAGCTCCTACCATTTTAAGGAAACCAGATACAGTTCTTTTTCCGTATCTTTCTACTTCCTTTTCATAAATTTCTGGTAAAAATTGTTGTGCGAATGTTCCACCGCCAGATGCAGAATCGAAGCTCAAATAATTGTCTCCCCACAACGATTGAGTTGGGCGAGGTGTCAAGTGCTGTAATTCAGCACCTTGAGCGGGATTAATAAAAGGCATAATTTTTAATTTTTAATGTTTAACTTATTTTATTTGTGTTTCTGTTAAACCGAACTTTGAAGTCGTTAGATGAATTACCAGACATAGCTCTAACTTTCATACCACCAGACTGTATAACATTTCCATGTGTTTGGTTAGGTGACATATCAACATTTTTAGCTTTAGCCATACTATCCTTGATAGCATCTGCTTTACCTTGTTGATAGAAATGATTAGCAACTAAATCAGGATTCATAGCTGTGAATAAAGATTTATGATAACCTTTAGCATCCCCAACTTGTTGTGTTTTACTATCAGTAAATTTATTAACAAAATTTGTTAGATCCATTTGGTTATTTTTAACCTTATCAGCTTCTTTAATGTTAAGTCTAAATCTTTTTTCTCCAACTCTATATTCAAAACCTTTGAATTCGTCGTTAAAAACATCATTTGTTTTCTTTTGAAAAACAGATTTATTCTTTTCAATAGTTTTAGCGTCCTCATTGTATCGATTAAAGAAGTCAATAGCTTTTTGTTGTTCAGGCGCTAACCTGTTTCCAGCCTTGACTTCAGCATAATATTTGGACTTTTGCCCGTCCAAGTGGCTTTTGGCATTCGCAACTTGCTCTTTTAATGCCAATTTTTTTCTTTTAATATCTTTTGGGTCGTCAACCTCTTCATCATAAGAATAAAGATCTTCCATAACGAATAATCTTTCTTCATCTGTTAAGTGAGGTTTTGTTTGTTTAAAGTACTCGTTAAGTAAATCATTATCACCCATATCTGAATAATCTTGATTTAATCTAACGTAATCATTTAAACTACCACCGGTTTCGTTCATAAACTCAACTACCTTTTGTATGTTTTCAGGTAGTGGTTCACCAGTATCTTGAGCTTCAGTTACAGCTTCTTCAACTTCTTCTTGAAGCTCTTCAGTTTTTTCTTCTATTTCTATTTCAGTAATCTCTTCAACAACAGGTGTATCTTCTACCTCTGTTTCTGTTTCAGGAGTAACCTCTTCTTTAACCTCTTGTACAGGTTCTTCTTTTGGTTCTTCTTCTTTATTAGATAAATCTACTTTAGCTACATCAGTATCTTGTTTTTTATCAACTTTAGCCCATTTATCTAAATCTACTTTAATAGTTCCATCATCTTTAACCTCATTTGGATTTGAGGGTTCTTCAACCTTTTGTTCTTCAACAATAGGCTGTTCTTGTACTTGTTCAACGATTTCTTCAACCGCCTCAGCTTTCTTTTTTTTAGCCATAATATAATATTATAAAATTAAACAAATTATCTCGGTTCAAAGGCATTCATGCCAAAACCGCCACCCATTATATCATTACCTGAAGATTCAAAGTTTTTAGGTGGTTTTTTATTATTTCTTTGATCTATTAATTCAGATTGTTGTGACGCTTGGATTTTTGTTCTTTCGTCCTTGCGATCTTCTTTTACTTTTTCTTTAGTTTTAAGTATCTCAGTCTCCATTTGCTTTAACTTTAAGTTTAATTCAAACTCAAAATTCATAAGCTCTTTCTTAAGCATAGCTTCTTGTTGCATTTTCTGTAACTCTAATTGGCTCTTACCTTGTTCTAATTGCATCTGGCTTTGAGTTAAAGCTTGATTTTTTTGAACTTCAGCTTGAGCAGCAACTTGTTGAGCTTGAGCGTTTGCTTGTGCTTGTGCTTGTATGTTTTGCTGTTGGATCATTTGATCTTCTTCAGCCTTTCTTTTACGTTTTAGTTTTAATAACTGATTAGCAAGCTTTATATTTTTAATCTCTCTAATATCTATAGCATCTTCAAGATTTATACCTTGTTGTTGTAATGCTTGCTGTATGTTATTTTCTAACATAGCTTTTTCTTCTTCATCAGGTGTTAACTCAATAAATATACCAAAATCATATAAATGCAAGTTGGACATTTCAGTTAACGTAGCGACATTATGTCTACCTAATTTTTGAACAAAAGCTTCTCTAGTTGGTGAATATTCTATTATATCAGATATTCTAAGTGATAAACACTCTGCTAATTCTGTTGTTAAGAATAAACCAGCTTGTAATATATGTCTTGTAGCTGTGTTACTATTAGCGGCTGCTAACTTTTGAACACCTACTAATGTCTTAGCATCTGGCATACTACCATCACGTGCCTCGTTTAATCCCGTGACATCTCTGATCATTTGTAGGTAGTAGTTATATGTTTGTATAAGTGAAGCTAGTTTTTGTCCCCCAGACCCACTTTGTATTTCTTGAATAGGTACTTTACCTGGATTCATATCACCATCAGACGTAAACGATCTACCAATTATACTACCAGTTTGGAAAAACATGTTTAATGCTTCTTGTGGATTATAGTTTGTTCCATTACCTAAATCTATTTCAGCTAAACCATCAGCATCTAAATATATACCATCTGGAACCATTCTAGACATCACCTGTTGAATTTTAAGGTGTGTTAGTTGAATCATATCAGCGAAAGTAGTAATTCTACTAACTAATGACTCTATTTTACCCTTATACATTCTAGGCGCAACTATATTATAGTTCATTTTGACCTTAGTGTAATCACTCTTAGGTCTCATCATGTTGGATGCTAGTTTCCACTTTAACATTTTTTTAGATCCTAAAACCATAGCCCCTTCAAATAAAACCTCAATTTGTTTAGATAATTTACCAAAATTAGCTTCTAACAACTCTGTAGGAGGATTAAATTGATCATCTTTAACTATAACTTTACTAGCACCTGTTGATGTTGTTTTTGTCTTATAAACTTGAGTCATGTATGTCTTATAATTAAAATATAAGATTTGAACTTGATTTTTATCTAAATTTGTTGACTCAGATAAAGATCTATTATAAAAACCAGTAGTTTGATGACTTTGATTGCTTAACTCTTTTAAGTCAGCTTCAGTTAATTCTGGAAACTCTTTTACTATTTCGTTTATAGGTAGAGTTTTTATTTCACCAAAATAATATACATCTTCGAAATATGGATCCTCAGTATATGAATAAACTATATTTGCTGGATCAACATACTCTACTTTTACTCCTTGAGATGTATTAAAGCTATTTTTAACACAAGCTATACCTAAAACAGTTAAGTCGTAATTTAATTTTTTACGAGTTAACTCATATCTATTACCATCTAATAAAACATTTATAGCTTGTTCTTCAGCTATTTCTACAGCTTGCTTGTAGTTTAACTGCATATGAAGTTGTAATTCATCTTGGTTTTGAGGTAATACTTCTAGTTGACTAGACATTAAATTTACTCCAAAAGCTTCAGCTGCGTAATCAGTAAGTTCTTTAGACTTCATATCAGCTAATATGTTTTCCATATACTTAGTTCTCTTATCTACTCCAAAAGGATCTTGTGTATAAGCTTTTATATCGTATGATCTTTCTGATATACCATTTACTACTATATCTACAAATTTAGGTATAATAGGTACTGGCTTCCAGTCTAAATTAAGATATGATAAATCACCATTTATAGACAACTCATCTTTATATTTTTGAATAGCTTGTTCTCCTCTCGCGTACAATCTAAGTTTATGGAAGTTATTTTGGTTACTTGCAAATCTATTAGTGCCAGAGTCTCTTTTAAACCACTCGCTTTCTATAGCTTTACCTATTTTTAAACCGTAATCTAAGGATAACTTCTCTTTGTCAGATACTACTTGACTAGGAAAATAATTGCTCATGTAAGACTCAGCCATATTATTGTTTTATTAATTTTGAATGATACCCTCTATTTTTGTATCTAGCTATTTTTAAATTTATTTTTTCTTTTTCAACATTTTCTCTTGGTGAGTATAAATGTCTATTGCAAGCCATTATTGCTAATCCGCTACTAATACTCGCGTCGAACTTAGTTCTTCTTGTTATATCAAAACCAGCCCAATCATTTAGTGTTTGATTAAAAGCCATATCACCATAACTACCATCTTGCTTCAATCCCACGTGGTCTTGTATATACATTTCAATAGCTGCGGCGTGTGCTTGCTTAATATCTTCACTTGAGTTAGGCATGCCACCTACTTCTCTTTCAGCAACTGACAGTTTGTTCCAAACTTTATCAGGTCTGTTCATAGAGTATTTTCTATATCCTCTACGTTTTAAATAGTATAATAATCTAGGTTTATTGTTTTCAGCAAGTATTGGCATACCGTAAAAAACTAATGCCATTAAAACATCTTCAAAAAATATTTCAGCTGTTTGAGGTCTAGCTATATATTCTAAAAAGAAACTACTAGCAGGCGCATCCTCCATGCTAAACTTAGTTAAACCGTGTAAAGCACCTTTAGATCCTTTACCATCAACTGTACCTGATATATCGTAACTGTCACAACCAAAAGCACCCATATGCTCATTACCTGGATGTTTAGCTCCATTTTTTACTATTTGTTTATTTTGTAAATGAACAGGTGGTACCCATGATATGTTAAATCTACCTTGTTGATTTGGTAAAAACCTAACACTGGTATCTTTTATACCTCCAGCCCATTGAAAATTTCCAGTAGTATAACCACTAGACTCTTCATTTACATCTATTTGTTCGTATATTTTAACTAAATTAAATATACTATTTTTAGTTTCATCTCTGAAAGCATGTTCTTCAGTACGTGGAAACTGTCTATAAAATTCGTTTAAAGCATCTTGATCATTACGTAAACCATCTGCTTCGTTTTGCCAGTGATCAATAACACCTGTGTCTATGTAATCCCCATACGGGCCTTTAACCTCTTGCTCTGGTGTTTTGAATACAGGTATTCCATAAGAATCAATGAATCCCTCGTAGTTCCATTCCATAGGTATGAACAAACTATATAGTCCCGAACTAGTCTGTCCGTTGCGGTTTCTTTTGGTAACATCTGAGTTTTCATATAGTTTTTTAAAGTTATCACCACCTTTATCTAAAGCGTTTGATGTTGATCCCATCATACACTTACCAATTACTCTACTACCTAATCTAAGGGTGGTTTTCGTAACACGCCAGTTGTTGAGGATGTTGTTCGGCCTCTCCCACTTGCCGGATTCGTCATGTACAAGTAGTTTGAGTTTCTCTCCATCGTAGGAGTTGTCCCCCGTGTTCTTCCAGTCGATCGTGGTGTCCAAGCCCTCGAGCTCCTGTACGGTTTCGTTACTGGTAAGTTTTCTTCTGGTAAGCTTACTGGCTGGGACTCTGAAGGCAAGCTCGGTCTTTGGACGGTCCATTCCGTCCTGGATGGGCTTGAAAAAGAAGGGATAGTTAACTGATATGGGTACCAC